CGTAGTCGCACTCGGCGTTCCACCAGTCAGCACGGGCATTTCCTCGAAGGACGCTGTAGCGCCGCCTGACGACGACGTAGGCGTGATAGCAACGCCAGTGATCGCCAGCACGCCCCAGCGTGCGACTGTCGCCGACGCTTGGCAGTAGCACCACGTATACGGCTTCAGCACAGGCGAGCCGGGAGATCCTTCGGTGCCAGCATGTGCCCCAAGCACAAGGTCAGCAGCGTCCTGCGCTCGGTTCCAAGCCCGTGCCGAGATTGCCCCGCGCAGCGGCTGGCCTGGCTCAAGGCGTCCATCGGGGCGTGGCATTAGGTGGTTCCTATGCCGAGCTGCGAGAAGTCACCGTCACGGTAGACCTTGTCAACGTAGACGTACTTCGGCTTCTTAATGATGTCGTTTGTAGACGTGGCTGTCTCGTATTTGACCCACAAATAATCGTGCCCGCGCTTGTTGATGCTGCTGATGGTGCCGATGGTTTGGTTCGTCACGTTTGGCGAAGCCACAAAACGATATGTCAGCGACCACGGGCCTCGCCCTTTTTGGTCATCCCACTCCTGCGATCCAGAACATCCAGAGAACAGAATCTCTCCTGCCGCAAAACCACGAAATGACGCATTGTTTACGGTGCCTGTCATCGCAGCCACGCCACGGATATATCCGTTTGTGACGTATGAGTTGGGCACGTCATACTGTTCTTGCCATTGCAATTGAGGCACGACAATATCGACGCCGTTGACTCCGTTGTCGTCTACGTTGATCGCACCAGACATGCTTGGTGCAGCAGACGGTGGAAATTTAGTTTCGCCGCTTGTTGTCACGACCGTGACGTTATTGCCAGATCCAAACGTCACAGTTCCGTCAACGGCCTGGACGATGTGCTGCGTCCCGCCAGTCGTGTCAAACGACCTTGATCGTTTCAGCGGGTCGTTAGTTGAAGGCTCTGCACCAGCCTTCTCGTAATTGATTGTGACCTGCCACGCATTGTCGCCGAGATACGCGACGCTGTATTGCTCAACCCACAACTTGGCATCTGAAACGCCTGGATACTGCCATCCGTAGCCACTGTTGCTGATCTGGGTGTTGATCGCGGTGTGCAACTCAGTGTCATCGGCTGTTCCAAAGACTTTGTAACTCTTCGTGTACGACGACGTCGCCTTCTTGCCGCGACGCACAATCGTGGCCTGCCTACTGTCGCCGTCTTCGATCCAAACTAGGTCACCAGGCATTACGCTGCCACCTTTCCGCCGTCATCAATCTTGCGGGTATTCTTCGCCGTCTCTTCTGCCGCCTTTGCCGTGCGTTCAGCAAGAGAACTGCCGCCAAATATTTGCCCGAGGTTTGTGCTGGAGAACGTGCCAGCCACTTCGCTTTTGCTCATCGCTGCGTCAGCACCAGCTGCACCTGCACCTGCCGTCGCAGCCTTCTCGGATGACGCAGACGCAGCAGAGGCGACGTTCACCCGAGAGAAGGCGGCGTAGTAGGCGTCGAGCAGCTTGGATTCCATCTCGCCGCTGACGTTGCCGCGCTGAATCAAAGCGTCCATGCTTGCGCCGATGTTCGTGATTTCGTCCAGCGACGACGCCGAGCCGAGCGACTTGAGCAGCTCTGCCGCAGTGGCGGCGTCCTTTCGCCCCTCGTCTTGTCCGGTTGTCACGTTGGCAAGATTGCCCTCTGCTGCCTGAGTCGCCGCACGACGGTCGGCTGCACGCTGATCGTTCGCGGCCTGCCTTTCGCCCTTTATCACTTGCGCGTCTGCCTGCGCTGCGTCAGCCCTGGCCTGCCTGTCCTTCTCTGCCTGTGCGTTCTCTGCCGCAGCCTTGTCCGTCCGAGCGTTCACGCCAGGACGTTCCTGCATCCGCTGCTCTGCTCGAGCAGCGTTCTCGTCCTTGATGTCCTGCACCCGCTGCTCGGTATCCTTGGCACCCGTGATGAATCCCTGCACCCGAGTCCAAGCGATTTGGATGCCAGCGACAAGGTTGTCAAACGTCGCCATGACTCCGTTGGCAATGTTGTCAAAGAAGCCCATGATCCATGCGCCCATCGTGTTGAGCAGTGCCGCCGAGTCGGTGTAGATCTTGTCCCAAGCGATGTAGATGCCTGTGCCGATGTCCGTGAAGACGTCCTGAAACGCTGCCACCCACGGATCGACGTAGCTCATCAACGCTTCAGTGCCGCGCAGCCAGCCGGCGACAAGTCCGGCCCAGAGGACGTCCATCGCACCGGACAGGTCGCCGGCAGCTACGGCCTCGTAGACGCCGTTGAAGGTTGTTGTGGCAGTCTTGGCGAGGTCGCCCAGGACGACGATGCCGTCAGAGACGGCAGTTGAGAATCCGCCAGCGATAGCACCGCCAGCCTCGGTGACGTACCCTGCCACGCCAGAGAACGCACCGGAGATCGTCCCTCTAAACGCATAGATCGCAGCGCCAGCACCAGCGACAGCGGTAACCAGCAAAGCCACGGGTGCCAGCGGTGCCAGCCACGCAGCTGCAACGGCAGCGGCAGACGCCACTGAGCCGGCCACAGCCATTGCGGCAGCGCCGAGATACGTGCCGATTCCGGCGACGGCAGACCCGACGAACGTCGCCACGCCACGAGCAGCCGAGCCAAGCCACGCTGCCGACATCGCAGCCGTTGACGCAATCGTCTTGCCAGTAGCACCCGCAAGGCTTGCGGCGTACTGTGCCATGCGTGCGGAAGCACCAGTAGCCCACCAGACAAAAGACTTGTACGTGAACGCCAAGCCGCCAGCGATGTCAGACACAAACCTAGACATGCTCGACGCAGCCACAGAAGCCAGCGGCATTGCAAGCTGCCCAATCTGGGCAGCGAGAGACAGTACGCCGCGACCAGCCGACATTAGCGGCTTGCCGATTGAGTTCACTGCCGACTTCACCACACCGATTGACATTGCCGTCTTAGAAAACGCCGTGACTGCTGCCTCGCCGAACGACTGCCCGATGAAGCGTGCGATGCGGAACTGACTTGCGAACACGCCCTGCAAAGCATTTCCGTAAGAAACAACGCTGCGTATTCCTGACGCAGCGAAGCCGGCGAGCGAACTCCCAGCCGTTGACGCGAACGACACAACTGACGCCGACGCGCCAAGCATTGACGAGCCGATTGAGTTGGCAAGTGTAAGCGTGGCAGGCATCGCCATGGTGAAACTCTTGGCGACGCCGCTGGCACCACCAATCAGCATCGTCAGTGGCGACACAGCCAGAGAGGCTGCTGTGCCTAGCGTGCTGAACGACGTAGACGCCAGAGTGATTGAACGCCCGAGCACCGCCACGCCACTGCCAACCACCACCAGTGCCGCACCGCCCTTGAGCACTGACACCACAAGCGCCTGATTCTCGCTGATGAACTTGCCGACGTTGGCGGCGACGATGGCAAGTCCCTGTGCCAGCTGCGTCAGGATCGGCGCTACTGCCGAGCCGACTTGGATGAAAGCCATCTTCATTGAAGACTTCACGGCGTCGATTGCGTCACCAAGTGCGTCAGCCTTGGCAGCCGTCTCGGAGTCCATGACCAGGCCGAGCCGCTTTGCTTCGGCAGCAAAAGCCGCCATGCCAGCCGAGCCGCCCTCAAGCATTGGCAGAATGTCGGTGCCAGACTTGCCGAAAATCTTCATGGCAACGGCGGCACGAGCACCAGGGTCTTGAATTGCCATCAGACCATCGGCAATCTTCCCCATCTGCTGGTCGGCAGACAGCCCTTCCAGATCGCTTGCAGACAGCCCAACCATTGCAAGTGCGTCCGCAGCTTCCTTGCTGCCTGTGCCGGCAGCAAAGATTGCTTTCTGCATCTTCTTGAGTGCAGTCTCAACGCCACCCATGTCGGTGCCGGTCTGCTCGGCGGCAAACTGCAACACAGACAGTGACTCAGTAGCCACGCCGGTGCGCTTGCTCATGTCGTTCAGAACACTGCCGACGTTTGCAAACGCTGCCGCAGAAGCAAAGATAGGCCCGACGACACCGGCACCAATCGCCGCCATCTTCGTGCCGGCAGACGACATCGCTTTGCCAATTGACCCGATGTTCTTGTTGACGCCCTTTAGGGCAGCAAAGAACTTTGTCGGATCGGCACCGATCTCAACAAACACGCCGCCGGCTTTGACTGCTCCTGCGCTCATACGTGTTTTTGCCAATCTTTGCCGAACAGCCTAGCGAGATCTTCCGGCGTGGCTTGTCTCGGCTTTGGCTGCTTGGCGTATGGGTTCAGTTTGCGAGGGTCTACTCTCGGCGAGTGTTTGTCTCTGTTTATATTGGCTGCCTGTGCCAGCAGGTTGGCGGTATGCCACCACTGATGCTCTAGGCGGCTGTCACGAGCGGCGAAGAGTTGTCGGCAAGTCCATTCGCCTGGGTGGACTCCGAGGATTCCTGCTGCTTCCCAGATGGCGTCCCAGACGCTCCTGCGAGGCTCTCTATCGTCGCCTTCTCCAGACCCGCCTCCGCTCTGCCGAGCATCTCGTTCTGCACTTCGTCCATCTTGGACGCGAGAAGCCCGATCATCTTGCGGAGGCGCTGCGGGAAAAAATCGACAAGTTCCTGCTCTAGCGCTTTCGTCGCAGCGTCCAGCGAATCGCCACGCAGACCGTCAAGGAAGTCTTCCCGCGACAGCCCCTTGGTTTCCACCTGCTTGGTCAGCAACGCATACAGGATCTCGCCGATCTTGGCGTACTGGCTGCGAAGCACTTGGAAAGTCTGCGAGATGCTCGCAGCGTCAACCATGTCAAATGGAACGGCCTTTCGCTCGCCAG